TGGGTCAAGAGTTATCAAGGACTATATCCGGGGGGTCGATGGAGAATCACTCTGTAAATGCCATTGGGGTTTGGTTCTATGCCATGGACACTCAACGGTATCTTTACCTACTAAGAGATGATCCAAAGCACCCAGAGACTTGGGGATTGCCTGGCGGCAAAATTGAACCAGGCGAAACCATGTTACAAGCCATGCAACGCGAGTGCGAAGAAGAATTAGGATTCATGCCTGATTATATCAAACTTGCGCCATTGGAAAAGTTTACTAGCCCCGACGGTGTGTTTTCATATCATACATTTTTTTGTAGTGTGGCCTCTGAGTTTCATCCACAATTAAACGACGAACATGTTGGATGGGCATGGTTAAACAGTGGCCGCTGGCCTAAACCTATGCATCCAGGACTTTGGTCTACTGTTAACTTTGATGCTGTGCGAAATAAAATTCGCAGTATTGAATCTACTCTGTAATTTCTAACACCGTGTCTGTGTTGCTACTAACAACACGATAGCCAATACTGGTAAATTTTGTTTTAACAAGTTTGACAAGATGTGCTGGATTCAATTCGTTGCTTTCAAATAAAATACGACGTGGCTTTTTGTGTGCAGGTTGCGTAATCAAATATTCATAAAGATGTAACATAATTTCAGCGTCGCTGCCTTCAGTATCAATTTTTAAATAATCTACTTCAGACACATCATACTGCTCAAATATTTCGCCAATGGGTATGCAAGGCACATGTTTTTTAACTACAAGATCAGTTACACCTAGTTTTCTATGTTGCAAGTGAAAATCACCTACACTGTTGCACCCACGCAACCAGTCTGGTAAATTGTGTTCAGCAATCACCGATTCTGGAACATAAAATACCTGTAACATTTCTTTTTGATTGCTTTGAGACACTGCACAATTTACTTTTTTAACACCAGGACGATCGGGCAAGCAATCCAAGTAATGCTTTATGGCTTCAATACTGAGACCTGTTGTGGTGTCTGTGGCTGTTTCAATCAATGTATCAAAATTACTTGTACCTATTTCTATAAAATCATATTTCATTGCATTAACCTTACCCAGCTATCAATAACTTCACTCCAGTCATATCGACGAGCATGCTGTTGTGTACTTAAACACTTGGCTCGATAAGCATCTGGATTATCTCTATAAAATTCTAACAGTGCAGTAGTTTCTTCTACGTACTCGTGTTCGTCAATGGGAACTGTGTGTCCACTGTTGCCACTCTTAGACAACCATAAACCAACTGGTGTACTGATCACAAGTTTGCCTGCAGCACTGGCTTCTAGTGCTGGCAATCCAGCACCTTCTTCTGTGCTAGATACTAACAAAGCATCTACTGTTTGATAATACCCAACCATGGTCACATAGCTGTTGTGATAACCTTGAGCAAGTTTAAATTCTAAACCGGCATTCTTGGCCGCTTGTTCTGCTAGCCAATAGCGTTTGATATCTTTGTGTACGTTGTTGATTGCCCCAGCAAATCCAACTGTAAGTAATTTTTCATTGGGCTTGTTGTAAAATGTGTCGTAGTTGATGGCCACTGGAGTAACTAATGGTACCCGAGCTATTCCTGCCAGCTTACTTTCGCCCATTAGCCATTCGCTGACTACACTGTATTTGTGTAGGCGATTTACTATGTCTGGATCATACTGTGTTAAATGATTCAAGTCCCACTTGGCATGCACAGTGGCAATGCACTTTTCAGGTGGAACACCGTAGTTTTTAATTAGGAGGTTGACGCCATACGGTGTACTATGGAAATAATCAATATTATCAGACAACTCTGCTATTTCTTGTTGTGTGTAACTCTTTTCCCAGTTTAGTACTGTGGCATTGACTCCGCGATCGAATAGATACTTGGTTAATTCATAATGTATTGCACCAAACGCCCACTCAGGCTCGGTGTACATCGCTATTCTTTTTTTTTTAAATTTATAGTTGGTGCTATTGGTGTTGTAATAGCAGTTGGAGGAATAGATGCCTTGGCTGGAATAGTTCTACGTAACCAATCTAACTGTGTGCGATCTGGATGTTCTTGATACCAGCCCTTGCCAGCATATACATCTAGTACACCTTGGAAGTATTCTTCGTACATGGGCGCTACACGGTTTAGGCTAAAGTTCTCAGCAAACTGACGACAGTCCTTGGGATCTATGTTGTCAATGTTTCTTGCTGCCCACTCAAATTGTTCAAATGTTCGGCAACGATATCCGGTTACACCATGTATATTGTTTTCTGCAAAGCTACCCCAGTCTGTGGTAATGGTTGGTGTGCCTGAGAATAGCAATTCAATCTGTACGCCACCAAACGGTTCTACATACTGACTGGCCACAAATGCTGCTTTGGCATTGCTCATCAGTTGCTTGCGTTTTTCAACGTCAGCATATCCAACAAATTCTACATGTGGAGGAAATGTTCTGTTTTCTGGATTTTGTCCAGCAATGACTAACTTGGCTCCAATTTTTTCTGTTACTTGAATAGCAATGTCAATACCCTTGCCAGAGTACACACGTCCTAGGAACAAGAAATAATCTTGTTTCTGTTCTTTGAATTCAAAATCATCAGGATCAAAATAATTAGGTATTACTACATCATACCAATCTTGTTTGCAAGTGCCCACTGCCTCAAGACCGCAGTAAGCGTGATAAATTGCATAACTTTCAAAAATCTTCCAACGTGCCCAATGGCCACCAGCATATCCAATACCGGGCTCAACTGTGATTAAATCTGGGTGTGCGTCGCAAACTGGTCTAGTGCCTGCTCCCCAAAACGGAAGAATAAAATCATTCTTTTGTTTGCGTTTGCCGACTTCTCTGATAGCATTAGTAAAAAATGTTTGGTATGCATGGTCATTCATGTCATACTTAAAAAAGTTTTTGCGCCAATCGTAGCCGCCGTACGCAACTTCAAAATCTTTGTTGGTTAATACTGTAACATGCTCGGTGCAAGGAAGATCAGAATCTTCGTGACCGTAATGGATAACTTCGTGACCGCGCTCGGTCATCATTTTACCAAATTTAAAAACTTTTTGGGTATATGCACAAGCATTAAATTCTTTGCTTGTTACAGTGTGTGGCAGTCCTAGAATATGAAATCGCATACACTTAGTTATCTTGCCAACTTAGTTGGCTAAAAATTATGTACGTCCTACTGCGATCTCAATAGTGCCAATTTTATCAGAATCGTAATCTTGTAAGGCCTTGCCTAAAATACAAGCTGGGCGATATTGACCCATGTCTAATACCCTAGCAACACCGGGGTATTCGCTGGCAACCAAACAATCGCCTTTGGCAATTTTTCCTACTACATTACAAGGCACTCGCCCAGTTAACGCTACAGTAACTACGTACTCACCTTCTAAGCCAAAATTCATTTGATATGCTGGATTAGTAGATACTACGCCGGCTACTCGACTACTATGACTTTGAGTGGTTATTGTTACATCATGTGTGCCACCAAATTCAATCACGGTTCCGGGGCTGTAAGTGTTGTCACTTAAATAGCACTCGGCCAAGTCAGCATATCTAGCTTGTGTGCTTGTTCCAGAAAATATTGTAGTTGTTAATGTGTTTGTACTAGGATTATATGCAAGTCCAGGATTATCTAAATATGGAACTGCATTGACTCCTGCAGCAGAAACAAACACAGGGTAGTATGTGCTATTATCATCTGTATCTGTTGCGTTGATTGCTGTAGCTGGGCCACTTGCCCCAGTAAATCCAGTGGTTCCCTGGATACCTTGGATACCTGTGGCACCTGTGGCACCAATTGGTCCGGTAACGCCGGTAGCGCCTGCTCCGGTTGCTCCAGTTAGGCCAGTGGTTCCTTGTGGACCTGTGGCTCCACGCAGTCCGGTTGCTCCGCTGGCTCCAGTGGCTCCTGATCCAGTTGCCCCATCAAATCCAGTAGCTCCTTGAACTCCGGTGGCTCCTTGAACACCTGTTGCACCAGCACCAGTGGCTCCTTGAATTCCTTGAATACCTGTGGCGCCTGTGGCACCAATTGGTCCGGTACTACCGGTCAGTCCTATAGGACCGGTTGTTCCTTGTACGCCAGTTGCTCCAGTTGCTCCAGAGCCTGTTGCACCTTGGTCGCCTTGTGGTCCTATCTCGCCGGTGGCTCCTCTAAAACCAGTGGCACCACGTATGCCAGTTGCGCCCTGAAATCCTGTGGCGCCTTGTGGTCCTTGACTGCCAGTTGCTCCTGTGGCTCCAGATCCTGTGGCGCCTGTAAATCCTGTTGCTCCTTGATTTCCTGTTATGCCAGTTGCGCCTGTTGCGCCAGCGCCGGTTGCGCCCTTTTGTCCGGTTGATCCTTGCAATCCACTTGCACCGGTTGCGCCGGCAATTCCGGTTGCTCCTGTTGGACCGGTGCTGCCGTTTACTCCAGTGGCTCCCTGTGGTCCTTGGATAACGCCGGCATCTACCCAAGTGGCTCCGTCATATACCCATAAGTGGCCGTCAGATTGATCAAGTACTCCGTCTCCGGCTACTGCACTTGGAAAATAATAATCAAGATATCCTTGCGGGTCATTGGGACCACCGCCCGGATATGTTCCATTTACGTCGGCTACACTACCTGTGATAACCACACTAGTGCCAGCGGGGCCAGTTGCTCCGTTTATACCAGCAGGGCCAGTTGCTCCAGTGTACCCTGTTGCACCTGTGGTACCCACTACTGTTTGCCAATAACGTGTGCCATCAAGGTCACTAAATAAAACCTGTTGATTTTGTCCGGGTAATCCTAAATTGGGTTCTGCCTCACCAGGTGGTAACCAATCGTACCTATCAACAGATACGTCTGATGGTGGTATTGTTTTGACTTTTCCTGATAGATTATATGGCATATTAGTTCTTAGATTCTAGAATACTTAATGTAATTTTTAACGCATTGTTTGTGCTGGCTACAACTGTAAGTCCGTACCCTGTTTCCAAAACTAATTTTCCAACCAATGCAGATGACGCATCGTTTGGAGGTATTGCAAAATCTTTGATTAGTTCTGTTTCGGTGCTGTCTTCTGCCAACACACTCATTGTAGCTAGTACAGTTGAGCCAGTGACGTTGGTAAGTTGCGCACTAAGCACAATAGCACTGTAAAGAGCCGGTGCTGTGTAAATTTCTGATACGGTTGTGCCAATATCAAATGTAACTGTTTTAAATATATTAAGTCCAAATGCCATTTTATGGTCCCTCGATTGCTAAGATGTATGGTGTCATTACAGCAAAAAGACTTTTATCAAATGCCTCGCCGGTGATGGTACCTTGCGGTCCGTTGATAGTTAATTGACTTCCTACACGGAAGTCGCCTCTTTGATCTGTGCTTGTAAAAATAATTTCGCCGCCGTTTTCTTCTACTACTTCGTTTGCTTGTACAGGTACACCGCCGTCTTGTGGCAAAGCATTACCAAGATTATTACCAGTGCCCACATATTCAAATGTGTGTGAACTTGTGGTGATTTGGCTACGTTGATAAAATACTGCTGGGGTGTTGTCAGGAATTGGTACCAGCGTGGTGTCTGGTAATTCTAATATCCAGGTCGATCCTGACACTTGAACTACATCGTATATGGTGTAAAGAGTAACGCCTGCATCAAAACTTACTGCGGTATTAACCACTGGGTCTTGTGTGAGATTCTTGATTTGAATCAATGGTCCTTGCTGACTGGCACCGTCGCTGGTTCCAGTATACAATGGTCCACTCTTGCCATTGGCTCTGAGTGCATAGGTTCCAAACGAACTGTTAGAGTTTGTAACACTACAAGTGCCACCCGATTCTGTCAGAATACCATCTTGGCAACAAATTGTAAAAATACTGACCAACTGCGAATAGCCTTGATTTAAAATATGAATGCCAATGCCGCCTTGATTGATTTGTGTGTATGCGTCAAACACCATGCTTCGTAAGCCACTGGCCAAACTGCCATCTATTCGTGCACCAGCGCCTGTGGTAGTTATGCTTGAACAATTTTGTACATATGGACTAGTGATAATTGAACCAGCACCGCCACTTGGATAAGCAACAGCAGCAGCTGGTTCGATGTGTCCTCTAAAAGTTATTCCACTGATGTAACAACCATTGTTAACCCAAAAAATATCATCGGTTACATTGGCGGGTCTTACACTAACTGATCTAAGATTGTCGCCAACAATTGTTACTCGTGGTGACAAGGTAATGGGATTGTTTTCTGTGTAGTCGCCGGACTTGACAAAAATTGTTACTCGATTGTTTGAACTAGCATCGGCTATAATATTGGCTTCTGACACTGCGGATTCGATAGTTAACTTGGCGGTGCTAAGGCTCTTGCCGTCGTTGTCGTCGTTACCACTTTTGCTAACATACCAAACATAATCGGCTGTTTGATCTCCAATGGCTGTGATGATGGCACCGGTACCAGGGTCAACTTTAAGAAACAATTTACCGTCGTGGGTGTTGACTGCAATTTCTCCATAGGCCAATTCGGTTGTAAGCGGAACTAAGTTAGCTACGTTGCTGTTTTTAGAAATGATAGTATTAGACATTTGACCTATGATCCTGAATAGCTTCCGCCGTTGAGTACGCTGTTACCGTTTAAAACCGGTGACCCGTTGGCGTAAATGTTATTGCCGTAAATGTTATTGCCAGTGATATTGCCGGAAACACTTAAATTGATTCCGTTGAACGTGTTGGCCACAACAATATTAGCATAGATATTTCCAGTGGTTCCTATTCCGCCGGTTAATACCAATGCACCAGACACCCAATTAGTTGCAGCAGTGCTCAAGTTAATTTCAACAGTGGTAGTGCTGACACGCATTACGTTACTTTGAAAATCTACACCAAATACAATGTTGCCATTGGGTGTGGGAATATCAACGTTAGATGTTCCATTTTGAAGTTTTGATGCAGTTCCGGTATTGGCAACTACATTGGTTAAAAATTGACCATCGCCTAGAAAAAAGTTAGCAATGGCTATGTTCGACTGGACATTACCTAGCGCAATTAGATTGCCGCTGACAGTTACTTCTGATGTGTTTACATCAATAGTATCAGTTGGGTTCAGCGTTGTAATTACATAATCGCCGTCTATGCGTTTGTATGTGGTCATTTTAGTCCTCGTACGTTATTTAGCCCTAAAGTGCGACCGTGCTTGACTGCGTCAACTAAACAATTTTTGGCTAAAAAATTACAGCTAAATGGGTACATTACAAATCCTTTTGAGTATTTATGCGGTCTAAAAACACCGACATGTCTATGTGTTGAAGATTTTGAATATTATCTAACTCTGATATTCTAGACGTGGTTTTGCCACACACTCTGAAAAATTTAGTTGTAGGGAAATCTTGAGCAATTCTCCCAATTTGCTTGATCCAATTTCCAGTGAATGTTGGAAGACTGGTGCTGGTTTTGTAAAATTCTGTGTCGGCATATAGATTATTAAAACCGTTATTAAGGGTTGGCCCCATGTCAAATCCAATCATGTAAATTCGTCGATTCAAGTCTCTAGCTGCTAACGAGGTAGCAATTGGACCTGAACTATACCCATAATATTCAGATGGTACCTGTTGAGCACCGGTGTCGGGCAAGGGTCTACGAGTAAAAAATACATTTTTGTGTGCATATCCAGTTTCTTGAATATGTTGACTGATAGGACGGTCGGTTGCAACCAACACATCTGGGGTAAAATCTCTATACAAAGCATTACAGCCGTATATTTTGCCCAGCGTTCTTAGAACCGGCAACGGTACGTGTTCGCGGCTAACGCCATTACCTAACACAAAAGCTATAGTCATAAAAAAATCCCTACAGTACTTAGCTGTAGGGATTTTAGGATTGTTATAAAATTACGATGAGTAGTTTTCAACAATAGCCAAGCTCAAACGATTTTGTTGTCCTGCGCTGTTTGCTGCGCCCGAGGTACCAGATTTAACTTCGTAACCTTCATCACTGAAGAAGTTGGCATCAAAGCGAACATTTTGATTAACTTGATCGTAGTCCCAAACATCACCTGTATTTGCATTTCCGCCAGTTTCTCCGCCAGTGAAGTCAGACAAGAACTTGTTGGTCAACTTGCTGATTGCTTGTTCAACAGAATCTGATGTGTTAAAAAAGCTAATGCTCATGTTGCCAGCAGTTGGTGTTAAATCGCTAGTCAATACGCATACGCCAACTTCTTGTGCTGTACCTGTGGTACTGGCAACAGAAGCAGCGGTAGGTGTAAAGATTGTGCCAACGATTGCACCAGCTGGAGCACCCATGGCCTGCCAATCGGTATCGCCTAGTGTAGCAATGCGCAAACTCACAGTTGGTGAGCCGCCAATTACTGCATTTGCTGGATCAATTGTAGCAGTGGTGGACACTAGATACTTTCTTGAACCTTTTTGACGAATGATCAAACCAGGAGTCTGACCAGTGGCACTATTAGCAATATACACTTCGCACTTGACAATTGGATATGCGGCTGTGGCAATTGTTGCTGGTTGAACACCACCAACTACGCCAAGATACATACTAGCTTCCATTGTACCACCAACTGGCAATACAGGATTAGTTAATTGATCGAATGCATTGAAACCGATATCCTTACCTGTAGTATTAGTAGGTGAGTTTTCAATAATTTTTTTGATCTTAAGTGGACGACCCATGTTGTTTTCTCCTTAAAGAAGTCCGATGCGGGTTCTAGCCGCTACGCTGTGGGTTTTAGTCCCAGCATAAAAGCACTATTGCTTGAGCAAGTATTTATATTAAATTGAGAATTTTAACCTAGCACATCTATTACGTAAATACTGCCATGAATGACAGCGAACTAGTGGCACTGGGCAATCATTGCCGAGAACAAAACAATTTTGATCAGGCGTTGGCTTGTTATGCACAGGCTTTTGTACACAATAGATTAAACAACCATGCCTGGAACAACTATGGCAATGTGTTGCGTGAATTAGGTGATCCTGCGGGTGCTATTCCATTTTTACAGTATGGAATTCACTTGAGCCCAGGCGAATCAACTCCGCCATTTAATCTAGCAGTTGCTTATTTGTTAGCCGGTGACTATCAACGTGGTTGGCCCCAGTATGAAACCAGATGGAATTTTGAACATTTATCAGGAACACTACCCCAGTTTTCACAACCCAGATGGACCGGTCAAGATCTTGAAGGGAAAACAATTTTTGTGCTGAGTGAACAAGGACTGGGCGATAACATACAATTTGTAAGATTTTTACTAGAGTTAATCAACAGAAAAGCCACGGTGATCCTGTCTGCAAACACACCACTGATTCCAGTTTTTAAAAATAGTTTGCCACAGATTGCGGTATTAGAATACGGACAAGTTCCAGATCAATTTGATTACTGGACTCCGATCATGAGTATTCCGGGTATCATAAACGTAACGCTAGATACATTACCAAAAAATCTAAGTTACATCACTGCCAACAATGACAAAATTGAAAAATGGCGCAAAATACTAGGTCCTAAAAAACAATTGCGAGTGGGATTCTGTTACAGTGGTCGACGAGACAGTTGGATCAATCGTCACAAGGGCATGGACATTGATCAGATGTTGAGTCTGATACAACGCAATCCCAATTACGATTGGATCAACTTGCAAATTGATGCGTCAGACGAAGACATTGGTAAAATGACCTTAATGAAATGTCACGTTTACAATGATCAAATAACAGATTTTGCCGACACCGCCGGGCTCATGCATCATTTGGATGTTGTTATAAGTGTTGATACTGCTGTGGCACACTTGGCTGGTGCTATGGGTAGACACACGTGGATTCCGTTGAATGCATTTGGAACTGACTGGCGTTGGTTGCTTGGTCGAGACGATAGTCCGTGGTATTCTAGTGCAAGATTATTTAGACAACCGACACCAGGCGATTGGGCAAGTTGTTTTGATAAAATTCATCAATACTTGAGTTGGTTTAAGATCTAATCAGTTGGTGGCAAAAAGGAGATTATAAACACAACCTAGCCATGCAGAGTAAATAGTTGACCTATGTTATATGCAATAACTTCTTATTTTAACCCTGCAGGCTTTCAAAATCACCCGGCCAAATACCGAGTGTTTCGTGATCATTTGTCTGTGCCCTTGATCACCGTGGAACTGAGTTTTGACGGCAATTTTGAACTGAATAAATCTGATGCTGACCATCTAGTACAGATATCTGGCGGTGCTGTAGTCTGGCAAAAGGAACGATTATTAAACCTAGCACTTGAACACTTACCCCCAGACTGTGACTCTGTAGCTTGGATTGATTGTGATGTGCTGTTTGACAATCCCAGTTGGGTGGCCGATGCTGAACATCAACTACAAGACAAGGTCATGGTTCAATTGTTCAATCGTTTTGTTGATCTTGAGCCGGGTGAATGCACAATTCCTGACAGTTATGAACATGCAGGCCGTGGCCTAATTTACGAAATACAACAACAGGGTATGGATTCACTTGAACGCAGAACACCCTATGGATGGGGACACACACGCAGAGAAGTAAGTCCTGGACTAGCTTGGAGTATTCGCAGAGATGTCATTGATGAATTAAAATTCTATGATGCCATGATAATGGGTGCGGCTGATCGCATGATCCTACATGCCGCATACGGAAGATTTTTAACTGCTCCTGAAACGGTGCCTATCACAGATGAACATTTACAACATTATAACAAGTGGGCCCACAGATTTAATGATAGGGTTCAGGGCAAGGTGGGTTATATTCCTCACACTATCTATCACCTATGGCACGGGGAAATACCCAATCGTGGTTACTGGTCTCGTCATGAACAATTACGAGAGTTAGGATTTGATCCGGACCAGGATTTACGCATTTCGGAAAACGGTGCTTGGTCTTGGGCCAGACCCAGACCCGATATCGAAGCCTATGCCGCAGACTATTTTCCCAGCAGAAAAGAAGATGGTGACCAGTGATATTTGAGTTGGTCACTGTGCATAAAAC